AGAGTTTTCGGATAAACGTGCCTGCTGATTGAAAACACTCATTTGATTAGCGGCCTGCTGATTGGCTAGAGCTTGTTGCAGGGAAACCTGCTGATTTTGTCCCGCCGCTTCTTGTTGAAGTCCGGCTTGAGTAGCGGTTACATCAATATCCTGACCCCGCCCCTGCGCTAATGCCTGCCCTAGAGCCTGTTCCGCCTGTTGCTGTTCCTGAGACTGTAGAATTGCGGATTGTCCCGCCGCTTCTTGGCCGATTTGAGCCTGATTTTGTAGTGCGGTTCGTTGAGTCAATGCCACATTCCCGCCTTTTTGAGATTGTGCCATTGCCATTTGTTGCGCCAGGTTCCGGTTTGTCGCCTCTTTTAATTGCTGTTGCGCGATGCTGTTGGAATCCCCTGCCGCCCTTTGTTGCAAAGCCCCAACTAATCCCATTTGCCCCTCACGAAACGCTAAATCATCCCTCGCGATTTGTGCCGCCCGCATCTGTTCGGTAGGGGTGACATTTGTCGCGGTTGCAGACCCAACCCTCTCTAAATTTGCCGCGTTCATTTTGGTAATATCCGCGACGGAAGCCGGATTCATATTGGTAATATTCGCCGCTTGCGCCGCGTTCATAGTTGTGGGAGCTGATACCGTGGGCTGATTGGTGATCAAATTGCCTGAAATTGTGGTAGCCGCTTTTTGTGTGGGAGTCCAGCTAGCCGTTTGAGCTTTTGCGGCATCAACTCCAGCGGTATTTATTTTATCCGGATTGATCGCGTCTTTCGCTCCGCCTGCTATTCCTGTTAGCGTATTCACAGCACCTTTAAACTGTTCCCTTGGATCAAAATATGAAGCCGCTTGTTTCAAAGAAGGAGGTTTTAGAGAGATTCCCGCCAGCCAGGGCAACCCCTCCAAAATCGTTTCAATAGGCAGATTTGCCAACGTTTGAAACTGGATCAAAAATTCATTTAAAAAAGTTATCATAGTGATTCCTATACGCTCATTGTCGCTGATTTTTTGATATTGCCTTTTTTGAGTCCTGCTTCCAGTTGGAGATTTGACAGGGAGTAACTTTGCCCCGTTGTATCGCTCATCTGATCTTTGAATAAAAACCGAATGGCCTGACATTTTTGTTTGGCCAGGTGAACCCTGAATTGAAAAACCCCGTCACTATCTCCCCCATACGCCCCGTCTCCGTATGGGGTATCGTCTCCAAATGTTTCTAGTCCTGTACTGGTAGCAAAATCAAAATCATGTTGCTCATTATAATACTGCTGAAAATCATAGCCAATTTGAACCTGTAGAGTATGCGCTGATTTGTAATCCCCCAGAATGGATGCCCTCCAGATTCGTTGTAATCCCTGGATGCCATTCAATTTAATCCAGGCTGTAACTAATTTCATACTGATGGATTTATTCTTATCCAGGTAACTGGACTCATCTTCCTGCCAGACTTCTCCATCTGATCGTAAATACACGTATGTATTGAGCCAGTTAACCGCTCCCAATCCCGCGTGATTTGTGAAGACTGACCATTTTTTGAAGAAGTAGTCATAAACTAACGCCAGTTGATCAGAGGTTGTGAAACGTACCTGGTTTTTATCCGCTAGAAGGACCGCTGAGGTAATCGTTTTATCATTGTATGCCTCTACCATCGCCCCGATGTAAAACGCCTGTAGAGAACGATCCAACAGGTAAATGCCTTTATTGCTTTGAAACATCACCCCAGCCGGAGTCAAAACCAATGAATCCGTATTAGAGCATCCCGCATCCGCTGTGATTAATTGCGGTTCTGAAAAAGAATTTTGATCTCCGGTTGCTGTGGGACCTTCTCCCGTAATGAAAAAAATCTTGTTTTCTTCAAATATGATGAATTTTTCATCCAGTTCAATCAATCCTGTGATTTCTTTGGCTTGATCGACTGTGAGATACAAAGCGTCTGAAAATTCAGCCGCTTCATTTTTAATCCGTCCCTTTGAGTAAAAAAGAGTCTGTTTATCCTCGTTCGATACTACGAAAACCCGATTGCGAAAAGTTCCAATCACCGAACACGCCGGAGGCGCGATATTATCCAAAATTCCGCCAGTTGTATAAAGTAGCTGTAATGAAATGATAGAAGCATCAACGGTCGTGTCTACGTAGGAAGCGGTATCCGCTGTGGTACTATTGGCGACCGTTCCCACTCGATAGTAGATAGTTCCGCTGGCCTCGGTTCGGTACACCTCACAAATAACATTTTCTTTGTTAGTCATCCGGTAAGTAGGGATTGTCAATGTGACTTTTCCTGAACCTCCGCCACCCGATACCACCGCGCTGACAGCCACCCCAGGAGAGGAATAGTGAACATTTCCCTTGTAGTCTGTCCACTGATAAACGACGGAATAAGAATAAGTTCCATCCGCCATTGATCCGCCACTGGTTGCCGGTGTGGTCGTTGTGTTTTCAGGGTAAAAATGGAATCCATGCTCTACAATATTTTGGCCGTCATACATGGCTAGAAATCCGCCAGTAATATGCAAATTATTTCCTAATTCCTTCGCACGGAAATCCGTATTGACAAAATCAATCAACGAACGAGAAACCCCGGTAACCGTAAAAACCCCATCATTCAACGCGGTTAGTTTATGTTTGATCAAATTCGCGAATAAATACTGTCCTGTTGCCGGATTGCCTACATTGGAAACGATACCCGCTGTCCGGAGTCCGCCTCCAATGGAAGGCAAATGTTTTGAAATGATGGTGCCATCTTCATCCACTACAAAATAAGTGCTTTGCAAAGTCGTGGAAACCGCCAGAACCATGTAATTGACATCATCATATTGAAACACTCTGGACGCCAGGCCACAACCCCGCTTAAACACTGCCGGAGTTCCTACTGTAGAAGGTAAAGTAAGTGTGTTGAACTCTACATAATGGTTTTGCGTACTGGCCGCCGCGTACTGGTAATAAAACTGAATAACTCCCGCCGAATCCTCCCGCATAACTACGTTTTTGCAAACAGGGGAAACCGTGGCATCAATCACAGTGGGAGCCAGGTTTTCAGTAAGATCAATAAAAAGCTCTGTTACTCTCAATCCGTTTGTTGTGTCATCCGTCGCAATATAAATTCGATCCGCGTCAGCATTGACATAAACTGTTAAAGCGTTTTCCGCCTGCAAGGTTACATCAACCGGAGAGGGTAACCCATACAGAGGGGAGCCGACGACTTCATCAGACCGTAGATAGCCAACGGTTACATCTCCGCCATTGTTCTGATATGCCCAGACTGCCCTGGTTCCAATGGGCACAATATCAAAAAATTTGTCAGTGGTGTCCGCATCCGAGGCAATGGTAAAAGCGGAGTTTAACGCGGTTTCATTCAGAGGATTCACCCGCCGCCCTAGAAAATTCGCGCCATCCAGGTAAATCACAAATAATTCATTATCAATCGTGACACATCGGCATTTGGTAGCAGTCGCGTCCACCAGGACATCAGAAAAAATTGACACACCCGAATCCAGATCAATCAAACTCGCTCGAATCCCGTTACTCGAATCATTCCACGCGAACAACGCCACCCCCTCATAAATAGCGACATCTGGTTCCGTCTGAGTGTAGGTATTACGAATCACATTTTTTAGTGTAGTCCCCACTGGTTTGAAACTGCCTTTATTGATCCACGCCTCTTTATTGGGAGTGTAAGAATACAAAGTCGAAGCCGCCAGGGTGAATAGTTCATCTTTAAATGTGCCAATTTGAGAGGCACTGGAAATGCTGGTACTGCCTAAAATAGATAGGCTTAACGAGTCGTACCCATTGCGTTTGGTGATCACTGAACCTTTGGTAAAAATTCCATTTTCCAACTCTACCAGGGAACTAGGCAGGACTAATTTCTGATCGGTTTTTGTATCCAATCCACCTGATAAATCAATAGGAATGAGTGCCTTTTGTAACATCGTTTCTCACTTCTCACTTTTAAACTGAGATATTTCTCACTTCTCACTTTAGTAAATTTACTAGATAGTCTAGTAGATACTACTTCCTGTCTATTAAAAAAACCAAAAAGAACAGGTCACCGTTGCCGATGATTTCAAAATGATATGACGATCAGGGATATTGTTTGCGGTTGTGGATTCCCACACGTCCGCCTCTGCGTTTTTTGTAGTCACGAGAAACCCCTGAAAAGATTTTCCTAATCCATGACTGATTAAGTTATCCTGTCCTGTTGTAACCAAAACATCCTCTTTCAAGACTCCCTGAGACAAAGGAGAGTCAAAAAGTTTGTCAAAAAGTTGTTGTAAATGAACCTGTAAACGAGTCAAAAAAGCATCATTCGTATACAGTTTAGTAAATTGAGAAAGACTCATAATTGCTCACATCCGTCACTTTGCTCGGTTCGCCCGCGTCCCTGTTCTCCGCCGCCGCTTCAATCCGTTTTGCAATGGCCGATTTTTGAGACATCAAAACAGAAACATCCGACTCCTCTTTCTGCAAACATTTGATAGCCGCGTCAATCACAATATATTCCTCCCACCCGGAAACCCCATCAAAAGTACTGTTCAGATTACCATCCACCGTGATCGTCAACGCGGAGGAATCCAAATCTGTTGTGATCGTCGTCGCAGTTACCGCAGTTACGGTTTGTTCCACATTGAAACCCGCAGGGGTAAAATCCGATCCTTTGATTACATCATCCGCTACAAAATTATGAGACGAAACCGTGTATACTGTGGTTGCCGCTTCCGCTGTGCTGGTCACCGCGATTTGTTCCAATTTCACCGGATTTTTGATGTACCACAGAACAAAATTATCTGTAGTCGCCGGAACAGGAGTAAACAAAATTTGAGACCCCCGCAAACGGTATCGTAAATCACGGTAGTACAGATTGATATTATCAGAAAGATTTCGCTCATTAAAATTGAACTGTTTGAGCGCGATGGAATCAGAAGAGGATAGTTGATAGTCTACCCCTACCAGTTTATAAAAATCATCTGGCAGATCATATGCGGCTGTCCCATTGACCAGGGCAGTTGTAGAAGAACTTAAATAATAGTCATTGCCAAACTTTTGAATCAAAATATCATAAAGTTCAGCAGTGCTTGAGTTGATATAATCATCAAGTTCGGCATCCGTGATGAACTGGCTATTTACCATATCCGAACGATAGCGAACCTGAGAGCGCAACTCGTTTAGGGAAACTCGTCTGGCCATATCAACTCAAGGAAAAAAGATTACATGCACAAGGTGCATAAACTTTGAAATGCCTCTGCGACATCTTTGGGCGTTCCGGTGCTCAGAGCGTCCATCAACTCTTCCGCGGCGATTTCTTTTTCCGACATCTCCGATTCTTCATCATATTCATCTTTGGGCTTGGAAGCTAAAATAGCCATCGCTAATTTACCCCGCCCTCTTTCCATTTTTTCCATAGTCATCACACACTGGAATTTTTAAGAATAAAACAAAAATGAATCATAGAACCAGAAGCCGCGGCAATATCCGCCACCGCCGTTCCGGAAATATCCCAGGCAAAAATTTCAATTGTTTTCGCGCTGGTCACATCCACCGCGCCCACGCTCACCACTTGATCCCCTGCCGTTTCTTGCGCCAGGGAGACCGTCGCACTCAATAATTTGGAATACACATCTTCCAGAGTTACCGTGTATTTTCCTGTACTTGTCCAGGCCACACTCCAACCATTCGACGTGTTTTCGGTCTCATCAATCGCACTCGACCCGTTCGGCTTAAACGCCCCGGCAATGATTACAACCTCATTATCCAGCGTTCCCCTGATTTGTTTAAAAATTCGATTTGCCATAATACCCTTATAAAAAGAAGTTGTAGGGAGCCGAAGCCCCCCAAGATCATCATGTAGCTAAAAGTACACGCCCATTGTACCCCGGAGCATTACAGCCTAATTGCGCGTAATACCCGCATCGAATTTCCACGCCATCGCTAGAAGTTTCACGAAGCATTTTGTTTCCGTCATGAGTCAAAATTTTTGGTGCTGGTCCAATGGAACACAACTGAAAGGTATCCATCTGCAACAGATACGCCGCATCATTTTCACAGTTGTGATCTGGCACCACGTCTACGGTCCCATTTGGTCCATGCATTTTAAGGGAACTAAAACCAAACTCGCCGCTTTTAACCGTGCCATACTGAACTTTGGCACCCAGTGCTTTTTCCAGATTGGAAAACTGATTGAAATTGATAAAAATTGTGTCCGGTCGCCCACCTTCACGAGCTACCAGGGTTAAACCATCAATCAACGCCTCTTCAATTGGAGTGGAAGAACCGTCCTTGTATACCCCCGCTAACCGGGTTCGGTCAGTGGTTCTGGTTACGCCAAACAGAGTTCCAGGAGAAGCCGCGTCGCTGATCCAGGCATCCAAACCTTTGATCATTCCATCATAGTCGCCCATCTGATAGATAAAATCATTGGTCGCGGTTCCTGATCCGCCATCAATTGCGCTGGCCGCATCCGTTGTCAAAACTCCCGTCGTTCGGTTAACCGCGGTTACTGTGATATTTCCAGATTTTACAGAAGAACCTGTTTTAGTGGCACAAAATTGAAGCTCTTGCCCGACTTCGAAGTTCACGACATCATTGGTATCCGTCAATGTTATTGATGTTCCTGTTCCTCCAGTGGTTACCCGTCCAATCGCTCCAGAACCATCACGGAATAAAGCCCGTGCCAGGGATCTGGTTGCCGTTTGCAAAGCTCCATCAATTTCGAGTTTAGCCGCGCGGATGAACGCCCCTTTATCGCTTTGACTTGCTTCCAGAGTCAGCCCGTCAATAGAGGCCAGGGAGTAATCACGAACGTGAGTGAGTTCAAATTTTGTGAGGGATGAATTGCCTTTGTTGGTTTGCGCATTGGCAAATGTCGCGCTTCGGCCTTGAGGCCCTCCATAGCGAACGGGTAACGGGTATTTATCCCCGTAAAATTCCGTCATTTTGGGAACCATTGCCAGGAATGGATTTTTAGAATATTCGAGATTGGGTACTGTTTGATTACGATACAACTCTTTAAGAGCCGCATCAAAACTTGTCATATCGAGAGACATAATTTCACCATAAAAAAAGCGTTAAGAAAATGAATTCCTGTTGCTTTCGCGTGGTAAAATTATGCGTTCGGTAGGGAGAGAATTAATTAAATTGTAGTAACTCAATCGCTCGTTTCAATCGCTCGGATTCCGTCATCGGTTCCGTTGCGTGATTGATCTGTGCCGTTACTGAGTTTTTCAATGTAACCGGTTCTCGTGGCTCTGTAGTAGTTTTACTGATTTGACTGGGTTGAGCCTGCACTCCAAACAAATTTTGTACTTTTTTCAAATTTGCCAGTTTTGAAATTTCACTGGCATAATAATTCTCAACTAACTGAACCGCTTCCTTGCGGTCGAGGATCTTCCCTGATTCTAGATAATATTGTTCCGTCACATCCCAAACGGCTTGAATGCCTTCTTGCCCATAGGAACGGATTAACTCAAAATCATCACTTTCTGAAACCAACTTTGAAACATCCGCCTTGAAATCAGAAATAATTTGTTGCTCCTTCGTTTGTGCCGCTTGCTTTTGAATAGCCGCTTGCTCCTGAGCCTTTGCTTGCTTTAACTCATGGAGTTCTTTTTTCAATTCTAAAATTTCATCAGAAACCGGGACTTT